GATGGGAGGGGGTTGTTAAGTAGGGGATACTAGTTGATTATTGTTCACTGCTTGTATAGCTGACCTGGGAAAGTAAGCAAAATGAATGGTTCCTGAATTATTCAACTCTGATGAGACCGGTTTAATGCTCACGCTGAATCCTGTAGTTTTATATTAAGAAATTTAACTTCTAACATCAGTTAAAGGTCCGTCTTTTAAACCGACGAAAGCACCATTAGCTGCTGAACTATAAGTCTATAAAGTACCTGTGATCAAATCTGAATTAGTTGCTACTAAACTGCTAAAATCAACTGCCCAGAAACTAGACCATGATTAATTTTCTCCTGGGGCATTTACTGTAGGTAAACATGCATCCACTACTCTTTATCTAGCGGGTAAATCAGGGTTGATCATGAATAAAGCTTCACCGTTTGCATTAGTACTTAACTGCAAAGTTTAAGTATTATGGATTAAAGCAGTTTTCAGTGGGTAATCTTAAGGTTCTCTATATCCAAATGATTATGGACATATAAATGTGGCTAAGAAATTATAATCTACAGATAACATAGATTCAGATCCAACTAAATTTCTGGGTATTCCTGCAAAAAATTCGTTGAAACCAGGGACTGTATATTTCTTATCCATGACATCAACTTTAGAGGATTAATCACCCACCCATATTCCTGAATCTGCGCCGTAATCAATATACTTAGGTAATTCTCTACTTATCTTTTGAACTACTTCATAAACTGCGGGGCTAACTGCGTGTAACAGTCTGCCTACTGACTCCTTGCCTACATTCTATTATGCATAAGAAAACATCTTTTATCCCAAATCTCTGGCTATACTTCTCCAATCATTCAACATTAATATAGCCCTAAAAGTAGGTAGATCGTCTTAGTATTCTCTGACATCTACTCCTTCTTAAGTCAATATATCCATAAGTGTTCGGAGATCTTTTCCAGAACCAGTTCCAGCTTCTAGAGGTAATAGACCTGCTTTCACTTTATTTTGAATGACCATATTTGGTAAAACTAGCTTGTGTTCTCTTTACATCTCTTGGAGCTATGCCCATGTCTAGACATCTACTCCTTCAGCTATAGCTGATGCTCTGCTCATACCTCTCAAAGGTTACATAAGCTCTTTCATTTCATCCACAGCTTTTAAGTATACGGAGTCGTTCTCTTCTAACTTCTTAATTATGGTCTTGATATCGGAATCACCAAGTTTTTATTTCGTCTCTATAACTACCTATTCAAATGAATTCAATCTATCTTCTAGATTTTTTAAATTTAATCTGTCTACTTCTTATTATTCTATTGGTTTATTGTCAGCTAAATGTCTCCTTTAATCTTGTAAGATTTGCGAGAGATCAGACAACATCGAATAATTGGTATTCTTAAATTTCCTATTTTTGTTTTGTTTTTGGGGTTACATTGGGGTATCGTTTTGTTTTGTGTTATTATTTTCAAAACGATGACGTTCTAATCTCTTATCACTCTTGAGGTATATAAGGTCTTGGTCGTAATATTCGTACATACCATTGCTATACGATATAACACTCGTTTTATTTACAAGTATATCTTTATTATGTACTATAGGTAGACACCCACTAAATATTGCTATTATAAAAAATAATAGGTTTTTTAAAAGAGATTTTTTCCCACTACAAAATACATTTCTCTTCACAAAGTCTTTATTGTGATGTGTATTTACAGCCTTCTCTTCTGGGCATTTATCTATCTACTTCTGTTATTTATGGCCATGAATGTCTTATATAAGTGTAGATATCTATGAACCTTAACCATTATATATGTATTTATTGTTCCAATATATAGTTAAGAAGTCAGATAGTTGTAAACCTAGTTTCTAATTTACAAATAGTTCCAAATTATAATGATCCTCGTTTTTAGTTGCGTATCTAACTGCTTCATGTCTGTTCACCAAGTATTAATCCTTTTCTGTCAAGGATTTACCTGATCTCAATCGATTTACACACACTTACATCATATCTTCAATCATTCTGCTGACTTTTTCGCTTTAAATACCTTAAAGGATTGCTACTCTATGTAAAGAAGCGTCTCTCATCAAATATATATTTTTACCTGTGTAATGACTCTTGGTAGTCATTAATTTTTTCATGTTTCTACAGTAGTCTATATCATCTAAACTTTCTGTGGGAGAAAAGAACCATTTAGAGCAAAATTCTATGGAGTTAACGCTTCCTATAGTCATAGAATCTTATTTCACACATTAACCCATACCTACGGGATCTTAAGTATTCGATTCTGTAGAAGTAGACTTTCTAAAAGCTTCGAAAACCATCGCTGCTATAAGAGAATCAAATATCAAAACTATCAGATCGTCTCCCGATGCCATACAATATATCCTATCGTCTATCCAACATTCATTACTCACCCTGTGATATCTCATATACGTGTAAAAATAGCATAGATTCTTGTATGTATTACCGAATGTTGTCTCCAGATCTTTTCCAGAATTAGTAGTTCCATAAAACTTTATATAGATATAGTGTTCCCAAGGCCTTTCATTAGTTAGCTTGTATTCCAACGGAAAGTCTGTTCTGAACAAATTGATAACTTTATCACTCCATTGCTCGCACTCCACTTAATCCATTTTCATAAATCCATAATCGAATTCCATTTCCCAACTATCAATTATTTGTTTCCACACATAATCTATATCTCTTCCTTTCCATAAATCACTATTATGTTTATTCATCAAAACTTTATAGAAATAGGGTTTCATTAATTTGACGAATTTGATTTCACCTTCTCTTTAATTATCTTTATACTAAGTAGAATCATAAGCACTTCCGTCGGCAGATATCACTTTACAAAATTTTCTAGTTTTCTTTTCTAGTCCTCTCTGGCATTACATTCTGGATATTAACTCACCGTGACCCATTCCATGTATGAAATCCTTCCAGACCATTTTACAAGCTTTTATAGGAATCTGTTGTAAAGCGACTAACGCTCCGGCCCTTTATTGAGAAACACATCCATATGTCCTACCTCTCTTAGACGAGTTTATAACGTTAGGTATTTCAGTATCTGCGCCTTCAGTATGTACTTCGCCTGATTTCACGTTTAACATTATACAACCAGTCATTTTCCCGCCGAAATCATCTTTAAGTTATTCTGTAGTTTTATCTATATACTTTTACCTTTTACCTTTAGGCCATTAATCTTAATCTTTGAAGAATTATATTATGTTAAAATCTTCACACCATTCGTCATACATCTATTCCGATTTCAATTCCTTAAGTATATATGCGTTAACATCGTCTGTAACTTTCTTATAGCAGTCGAAGTATTTTTAATCTACCGGTATCTATCCTGACATTTACCTATATAAAGTTGCGATTTTGTTTTATATAACTGTTGTACAAAATTCGAATTATGAATGAGCTTTTTCTGAATTATCTACTATATCAAATCCAGTTTTAATGGCTTTGGCTTTGGAATCACTGAATATTTCATATCTTTTCGTTTTTCTATCAAAAACGATTGCTCCTTCACCTAATTAATTTTCCAGTTTCTGTAATAGTCTCAAAGCAGCTGGGGGTCCAAAATCGTTATATTCTTTTATATCCTTGATGACATTTGGGTTAGGGTCCAATAAACCTAATCTTTTCTCAGGTCCTAGCATGTCACACTTATAGTAATTTTCTATATGTAATTGAGAATAATCCTAAGTCTTCCCGTTATAGATTTTTTTGCCTACATCATGTAAATCATCGGATGTGTTCTCTAAAGATATACCATTATACATAATTTAGTTTAACTATTAATCATCTATTTTGACTACAATTTTATCATGTACATCAATATCTTGACACAATAGACTAAATTAGATCTTCTCTATAGCTTAGGGAGCAAATGGATGTCCGATTTCTATTTTGTTGTTAAGTATATGTCTATTCCACGGTAATTAGATACACTTCTTAGCGCTAACGTATACATCTAAGCTAGGATCAGATACAATCTAGTCTACTTACATTTTCAAACTGTAAGTCAATCTATCTATATATAATTATTGTTCTGCACTATTTTGAAATCGTATGGATCCGAATTTGGGCGTGTGATCGTAAGTACTTTAATTTCCCTAAATAGGTCCAAATTGAGTGGAGTTTCCTAATTGTTCTGGATATATAGTATTGTTATAATATCGATAAAAACTGTTGCCTCTGTATTCTGCTACTTATCGTTACAAAGTTGGGTCAGGTATTTAATTAAATACAGAGTTAACATAGAGAAAAGTATCTTAAATAGACATGTCTGTTGGATATATGTCAATGTTGGTAAATGTTTTTAAAGTCCTATTAAAAGATTCAGCTTTTCTAGAATCGCTAAAAGCTGTCCACCATCCGAAAGGTATACAAGTGCTAGGATCCTCCAAATGTACTACTGGATGACTATACGTCTTACCTTAACCTCTAGACAATTAATTCATGTGTGAAATATTGTCTTTTATATAAACCTTAAAAGTTCCATCTCCAAAGAAATATCTATAAGTTCCTGGAGTGATATTGTGATTTGTACCTGAAGTGTATACTATAGCCTCACTAGATTTTAATTTAACATCGGATAAGTAATAATGAACATCATTGATCAAGTAAAAATCTACTTTTGTATCAATAGCTTCTTCAAAATCCTGTAACGTACATTAACATATAGTGTGATTCATGTTTTAACGGACTAAGCTCTTGAATTATATACCGTTTCTCTCATAATTAACGGTATCAGGATCTTCGACATAAGTGGAATAATATTCTTTGTCCAATAGCG